AATTAAAGTAAAGGTTGTGCCATTGTATTTATAAAGCTCAACGTAAAAAGACGGCGAGCCTCCATTACTTGACGCGCTAAAATAGGTTTCTAAGTTCCAATTTCCAGCTGGGATAAGTAGTTTATTAGGGTCGCCAGCATCTGTAATAAATGAGGCAATATATCCATTTGCGTTTATGCTTATGTCAGTTCCAGCGCCAAAAATTGGCGTTCTGTTAATTTCCCTATAAGCTACGCCGCCGATTGTACCTTGGCTAACAGAACCATTTAAATAGTAACTAACAGATGAACCGCCCCCCGTAGTTGCTGGAAAGTCAGCCAAAGAGCCATCGCCTCGAATGTATTGAGACACTAAGCCAGCGCCAGAAAGTATTTGAGACTCAGTAATTGACAAACCAGTTGAGACCGTTGCAATCGTTACTGGCAAGTGAGTTTGACCGCTTCCACTTGGGTCGACTGGATTTTGTCCCTCCGCCACGGCAAAGCCTGGAGAGGCTGGAGTTGAGCCTTGTCTAATTACTTGCGCTCTATATTTGCTAATATTTACGTCTGACATTTAAGTAGTTGGTTCAATTCCTAAATCGTACAATTCAATTCTAGCCGTTCCAGTTCGGCAATTTAACTCGTAACTCATAAGCGCCCAATATCTGCCATTGTACAAGAAAGACCGATAAGGGTCTAAATCTCTACGCTCTAAAGTTGCTAATATTCTGTAATTTGTTCGGCCTTTCAAGTTAGCTAATTCTTGCACGATTATGTCAAGTAAAGGCAAATCCTCCACGCCATCTCGTGACCAACCTTCGGAAACCGCGTTAGTAAAATCAAGCAATCTAATTGCGGAGGCCGAGTTGCTAGTAATTGCGTCTCCAATGTATGTATTATAATCTGGATGCACGTTTGCATAAGGTGAGCCAGTAACCGCCTTTACTCCTAATTTAGACAAGGACAAACCTTCGGTTTTCTCAATCTTTAGCGAAAGGTTTTCGTATCTCACAACGTATCTATTAGCCGTTCCGCCGTTGCAAATAAGTTGATGCATTCGGATCTCAACCTCGCCGTCAACTGGGACTAAAACGTTATTTATTGCAATGCTATTCCAAACCGAGCCAGCGGTAACCGTAAATTCCATAACAGTACTAGTGCCAGTCCAAGCAAAGGTTGTTGCTCCAGTTCTTGACAAATATTGGTTGCCAATTTTAATCATAAGTCCAACGGCATGAGCGGCTGGAGTTATAGAATAACTTGTGCTAACTCGCTCAACCATATATTCAAAGCTCAAAGAGATAGTATTAGCCGTCTCTTCAGCGATTGTAATCGCGCCTCCAGTTGTATTCCTATTTGCTGAAATGTAAGATAAATTTGGGTCGGCAACTCCAGCGGTTGTGGTTGTCGTCCAAATTTGGACATATTCACCACCTCCAGAAACGTATTGCACTAATGCCGTATTTCCACTTGGCACGCTTGCTGGTTGGTTAGTTGGAATTGCTTTAACATAATCCCAAAGCTTTAACTGGTAAATCCCATCGTAAGGAGAGCCAACGCCATTTAAATTCCACTCTTCAATCGCAAACTTGGCATCAAATACTCCACCCTGACTATTTCGGTCTAATATTCCAAGATTTAGATATGAGTTAAACTCGGTAAATACACGCCTTGCCGTCTCTTCGGGCGAGTTAATGTCCGCGTTTATGTCGTCGCCGTTTACAATTGTAGTTGTTGCAGCCAAACTTAGGTCGGGCAAAAATTCGTACATCTTGTAGGACAACTTGTTTAACTCGAGCAAGCGCACAACATAAAATTGGTCTTTCCATAAAAACACGCGGCAAAGAAAAGGGTTAACCATTCTTTCCAATGTTTCACTTAAATACAACTGCTCGTTTTCAATCCTTACTCCGTTGCTAAATTTAGCGTCTTGGCCATCGGTAAAAATTGCATTTTGAGGCACGTTAAATTGACGAAATACATTCTCGTCTGTGTCCATCCTAGTTTCGTAGACTTCGCAACCTATAAATACTGGTCTTTGGTCGACAAAAGATTGGTTTAAAGCTCCAACAATTCCAGACAAGGCTTGTGTTCTTGGGTCTGGCCAAGAGGTAAAATTTGAGCGTATAGAATCAAAACCTTTTAGTCCATCAATTGCAGTAAAAGAGAAAAGCTTAGGGCCACTCTTATATGGCGATGTAATAAAGTCAGGCGCAATGTAGCCGCTAAAGAAAGATTGAACTCCATCAAATAAAAGAACATTTATTTCTTGTATTCCGCTTGTTCCTCCGATTACAAACCTATTTTTTCCAAAAGCAACAGCTTCAAAATTTGAAATTGAAGCCGCAGGAATTGATGTCCAACTTTTTCCAGTTGTTGAATAATATATTCTATTTGTTCCAAAATCTATAACGCCAACAAAATATCCGTTTCCGTATGCAATTTGATTAGGATTAAAAATATTTGTTGCGTCATTCCAATTTAATCCATCTTCAGACCATTTTGCTCCAGTTACAAATAAACCATTAGCAAAAATAATACTATTACCTCCAAATGCCGTAGCTTGTTCGTCCCAATTTAAACCGTCGTAAGATGTAAAAGTAGTGCCTCCTGGTGAGCTATCTGAAAGAGCAACCCAAATTCCATTTCCATAAGCAACACCAGTAAATGTTGGATTTACACTTGTTGTTCTTGATGTCCAAGTAATTCCATCTGGAGAGGTCATTATTCTATTAGTCCCACTTCTAGCAACGGCAACAAATAATCCATTTCCGTAAGATATGTCTTGAAACCACATTGCTTCACTAGGTGTTCTACTTGTAAAAGTTATACCGTCCGTAGATGTACTTATAAATGATGTATCAACACCTGGAGAGCCAACTGACGCAAAAGAAAGAGCAACAAATAAACCATTACCATAAACAAAATTATCACCGTATATTCCGCCAATAGTATATGTCCAATTTATTCCATCATAAGAATAATAAACTTGCGCAAAATCACCTCCAACAAAAACCCCGTTTCCATAGGCAATTTTTCTAAATCCTGCGTTTACGTTTACTGGGAACCAATCAGTAATATCATTGTTTGCTCCAATTTGATTTAAAGCAACTTTCCAAGTACGATTGCCGCCAACAAGAAATTCATTAAAATCTCCAGTTTCGCCAGCAATTGTAAAGTCAACCGAGGAGCCAATAATTGTCTCTAACGGGTCATTTCCTGTATTACCCCAATTATAGGTGATGTCGTTAATCTGCAAAGGTGTAATTGCACCTGAATAAGCAGCTTTAAGTATCTGCAAATTCCAAACTAAACCGCCGTAGTTAGTAGCATACCCCCCCTCATATTTTATTCCGTAATCATTTACAGGAGCGTTTTGGCCTGTTAAAACAACGTATGCTTTAACGTCCTCACTCGGCATTGTAAAACTAAAGGACAAGCTTGACGATAAGAAAGTATTGCCTGGAGAGCTATACCACATTGCAGTATGATAACCAGAGCCTGGGACTACTGCAATTGTAAGAACGTCCCCTTCAGTATAGAAATCTAAAGGAGTAACGCCGTTGACGGTAATCGTGCCAAGACCTTCTCGAACGGAAAGCAATAATCTATAATCGTTTGCCATTATCCTTTATTTATCTTGTTGTTTGCTTGTCCTAAAACATAAACCAAGTCGTTTCCTTTTACTACAAACTCGCCGCTTACGTCTCTGTTTTGCTCAAATAAACCACCCTGAGCGCCTCCAGTAAATGCAGTTCCACCGCCAACACCTGAGCTCCCAACTGAAGAGCCGCCACCTCCACCACCGCCTCCGCTTGAACCTCCCAGGCTTTTAGCTTTAGACGATACAAAACCAGCCAAAGCAATTAAAGCAACTCCAGCTCCAATTGCGACCGCTGGGTTAAGCGTTTGCAAAGCCTTTTTAATACCAGCAATTGCCAAACCAGTTCCAATCGCAAGTTGTCCTAATTGGTTTAAAACTCCAGCAAGTCCACCAAGCAAAGCCGCTCCAGCCGCTTTTACTACATTTCCACCACTTGCCAAAGCGTCACCAATTGCAAAGGCAAAGTCTCCAAGAGTTTGTTGGGCTCCTCCTTCAATAACTCCAGCAACCTCAGAGTTAAACTGAGCAAGCCTTAAAACGAAAGCAGTTAATTTTGAGTCGTCAATATCTGCTATTTCAGGCGCTATCTGAATTTTACTTAAATCAATTTCTTGCAACTTTCCCAAAGATGGGGCAAGCTCCGATGTTAATATTTGTAGTTTCTTAAAAGCGTCGTTTCTTAATTGGTTACCCAACTCAGTTTGTGCAATTAATTCGTCTTCAATTTTTAACTCCTTTTCTTTTTCTACGTTTACGGCTTTAGATGTTGCTAGCTTAGCATTTACAACTGAAGCTCCAGCTTCTAACTGTTTTGTAATTTGTGCAGTTAGTTGATTATTTTCTTTATTTATCCTTGTAATCTCTCCTTGTAAAGTTGCCTCTTCAGTCAAAGATTTATTGGCCGAATTAATACTTTTTATTAAAGTATCGTATCTCTGCAAATCTCCTTGAGTTAAAAAACCTTCTTTTTGTCTCTTTTCAATTAATGCATCCAATTGAGCCTGAGCAGCTGAGGTGTCTTGCAATCTTTGAGCTCTCTGCTCTTCTAATTTTGTTTCAATTCTTAATAAATCAATCCCATTTTGAGCAATTTGATTGGTTGCGGCTTGTGCCTTTGCTTTAGCTAATAAATTAGCTGCGACTTTTAAATAAGCGTCTCCAACTTGTCCGTTTAAAATTTGCTCTTTAGTAAGATTGCCAAAATAGTCAGGATAAAGCTTTTGCAACTCATTAACCGCTGCCAATCTTTTATCCGTACTAACTGCGGTATTTGTTGCCTGTAATTCTAAGCTTTTCAAAACTGCAAGTTCCTTTTGTGCTTCTTGCGCTCCTTTTAAAGTAGCCGCAGCAACTCCAGTTAATGTCTCTTGGTATGCCTTTAATGTCTCATCTAAGCTTTTAGCGTCCTCTTCAGATTTAAAGAATCCTTTTTGTTGTAAAATAGTAAATGCCGTTGTAAGCAAAGAAATACCTAAAATTAAGGCGTTTCCTGAGCTAAATATTGAGGCAAAAGACTGTTTTAAAGCCGCGCTTGTTGAGCCAGTAGTATTCTTTAAAGTTTGAAAAGATTGCGCTAGCTGAGTAATGTTGTTACCAATACCAATAATTCCAAAAGGAGCATCTTGTACAATTCGAGCAAAGTCTATACCAACGGAATTATAACCTTGAGTTGCCTGGGTTAGCTTTTGAACTTGTGGCGCCGTTGTTTGTGCCGCTTTCCCTAACTTGTCAAGTTGACTTGTTGCAGTATTTACGCCATTGGTTAAACCAACTACGTTTGCCCCAATCTCAACCTCTATTCTTGGATTTGCCATTTCTTTCTAGTTTACTTGCAATTTCCAACAATTTCTTTGCTTTCGCAAAGTCTTGCGGTGTTGACTCTAAATGCTTTGCCGTCTTATCCCAAGGCAATGGCCAAAGCTTTGTTGGTTCCAGGTTAGCTCCTTTTTTTAAATGAGGATGTAAACCAATTACCGCTTGAACTCTCATTGCCTCAATCATGTCTTTTTGGTCAATCTCGTGGCCTTTTATTAATGCCTTTAACTCTTTACGGCTTAAACAAAAAAGCTGCTCATAAGGGACTTTTGTCCGTCCTACGAGCAGCATTAAATTTTCTCGAGCGGAATAATCTTCGCTCTCGTCTTCATTTATGTTTTTTTTTCTTGGCTTTCACCAATGCCCAACTCTAAAAGCAAGTCGGCCAAAACATCGTTAAACAACTTCATTACATCCTTTCCCTCAATCCAAACTTTTAACTCATCCAAAGCAACTGGATTTGATGATTTACGCAAGCAAGCAACTTTGTGGCATTCATGTAATAAAGCGTAAATATAATCTAGTTTAGGGATTGCGTTGCCAGTAAATGCCTCTGCAATTCCTAATCCTGTAAAATCCTCAAAGTTTGCCAATGACCCAAGATTTGGGTAAAAGAAAATCTCCCCTTCTTTAAAAGGAGCTGAATGGTACTTAGCCATATATTTTGATTAGGTTGGTATAACGCTAATAACAGGAGCGCCAGCAAAGTCGAAAGTTCCTGAGAATGAAACTTGAGAGTTTCTTTCAGCAGTAATCTCAATTGAGTTTAATTGAGCGTCAACTGTAATGATTTTGTCACCTGACTCAGTACCACCAAAAACCAACTCAAATACTTTTCCGATGTCTTCCATCAAGTCAAAAGCTGAGAGGTTGGATGCTCCAGTAGATGCAAAATCTAGGTCTCCTGAGAAAGAGAAAGAGCCTGACTTGTCGCCGCCTTCTAGTCTTACACCATAATCGCCCGTGCAATCGTTTCTAACGGTTACGGACTCATTGGAAATTGAAACAGACGCGGAGGTTTTACAAACGACTGGAAGATTGTTCCACTCGAAAGTAAAGAAATTGCCTAATTGATATGTTGCCATTGCTTATTCGTTTTAACAAATATACATAAATTTTTATTTACTAAGATACTTGGAAAATATCCAAGGTGTAGGATAATATTTTTTGGTAAGCTATTTGGCTTGAGCCTTGCTCTATTTGAGTCCTACTAAAGTTTTTTCGAATATCTAAAACTTGCAAATCTCCTGGCAATGTCAAATAATCCAAGGTCATTTTTAATTGAATTGCATTGGAAATATTTTCCGAAAGCTTTTTACCTCCATTGCCTTGCGCAAACTTTGTTACAATGTTAATTTGAAACGTTGCGTTTTGTCTAATTGAGCAATCGTTATTTGTTGTTTCGGCCTCGTTTTGGTCTGTTATAAGCACATAAGCCGCCGAGCCTTGGTAGTTAGCTGGGTTAATGCCAGGCGGTAATTCAGTATCGTAAACGGGCAAAGTCACTCCGCTAAGAGTCAAAGGCGAAATCGCTGCAATTACCGCAATTCGAATGTCTGTGGCTATTTCTCTCATCCTAAATCTTTGTTTATTTCTGCTTCAATATTATCAACTAAATTAGCGGTATTCCTAAAGAAAGCTGGCATTAAATAAGGGCGGCCAATAATTCGGCCTTGACCATTTCTGTAAAATCGCCTGGCAATATCTCTAACTTCTTGCGTGTATTGTGGATTGCTCAAAATCTCTCTTGCACTTAATCCAGTTCCAAATTCTAACCAAGCCTCAATCTCAAATACTGGGTCTCCAGATTGTACGCCAACTCTCCAATTTAACCCTCCCTCTTCAACTACTTTGTCAATCCTTTGCTTAATATTTAGCGGCTGGCCTTCCCAACTGCTAGGGGCGTTTCTAATTGCCTCAATCTCAATATCAGTTGCCGTGCTTGCCAAAATATCTTTTACCGCCTCAATTACAATATCGCTTTGCTTGTCCAGGTCTTTTAAAGCGGCGTCTAATCCTTTTACCGTAACCGCCATTACACTCCAACCATATTAATAATGTACTCTTTGTGTTGCCTTTGCTCGTCTAATTGAACGCCAGTAATTTTGTAATACCTGGTTCTGTAATAGACTTGGTAAAGTTCGCTAGGAATAAAAGAAACTCGATATTGAATTGCAATTTGGTAAGTATTCGGCAAAACCATTTCGCCAGCTTCTAAAGCGTTTCCGCCTCTAGTTTGGTTAACAGAGGCAAAGGTTGATAAAACGGTTGAGGGAGTCACGGTTGTGCCGCCAGCGCCGTCGCTTATAG